GGAAGCTCCGACAGTAGCCCGCCCCTTCGCATCAACGGTGACTTTGGTGTAGGTTCCCGCGCTTACCCCTGAAGTAGTTAAGGTGGGATTTGGGTAGGTTCCTGTAAGATCTCCTCCTGCGGGGCCGCTGGGTGCGGTGGATATAGCTCCCCACTCAGGTGCGGTGGCTCCGCTATTTACCTTTAGGACTTGCCCTGCCGTTCCGATAGGAAGCCTCTCGTTGACCAGCGCCCCGCGATAGAGGGTGTCGCCTTGATTAGTAAGGATAGACTCTCCTCCTCCTCCAGAGGTGCCATAGCGAGGAAGGATCTGCCATCCACGGGTAGACCCCGTATAGATCATCGTGAAGTAGGCTCCTTCGACGTTACAGACGAGGTTTTCTTCGATGGATTCGATTCTCTGTCCGTTTCGGGCGATGATCAGGGGATTTGTGTCAAAGGTCTCCGAGTAGTCAAAGATATCGATGGAGTCGCCTTCATTCGGGTTAAGCGGGAGAGTAAGGGTAAATGTCCCTCCAGAGGTATCGGCTGCGATGTTCTGTGAGTTAGAGAGCGTCTGCGGACTAGAGACTACCGTGTAGTTGATATTAGCTTGCGGGCCAGTCGGCCCAGACGGCCCCCGCTCCACCACCTCAATGACCTCAATCTCCCTCTCCGTGATCTCAATGACCTCTTGGCTCATCGGGCGATCTCCTGATAGACTTTAGCTTTGCCTGTGGCGAATGCAGTATAGGTATAGCCTTGGTAGAGTTCGATTTCGTAGACGTTGTCGCCTGCTGTGAGGTTTGCGGCCTGTGTGGCGGTGATTTCGATTTCGATAGTGCCCGCTGCCCCGCCCAATGTAATCCCGCTTCCAGAGGTCAATGTAAGCAAAGTAGCACTATCCTTGGCACACTCCCGAATCACCATGTTGGCCCCGTAGCCCGTAAGATTAACTGGGACATTAGACTTCCCCTTACAGGACTTGGTCAGATAACGAAACTTCGCCGTCCAAGTTTTTCCTTGGACGATTTCAATATCTCTCTCAAGTCTCCAGTAGTTGGTCATTTATACAGTGGAACACGGAAGCTGACATTGCTTCCATTGGTTTGTACGGTAACCTCCATCCAAGCAACATGGTTGTTAAAATTTCCCCCATTTGTCGGGTTGGAATTCGTGGCAAACACTGCTGCTTGGAAATTGGCATTGTTGGTGTTGGTCAGGGCTGGGAGACCGAGACCTAGGTTGGTGCGGGTTATGGCAGACAATGTTGATGCACTTGTTCCGAGGAACTGAAGCCCCGAAGCTCCATCAAGTCTTACAGAAACGTTTGTACCAGCGATTAGCTGCGCGTTTGTTCCATTTATGATCAAGCTGTCACTTAGGTACGCGCCCAAAAAAAGCGGTGTGTTTGAGGCACCAACCCCAATAGCCGTAGCTGCCTCCCCAGCGTTGGTGGCCGTAAAAACCGAATTGCCCACCGTAGTCCCGCCGAGATTGGTTCTGCTTGCTGCCGCAAGTACTGCTGCATTGGTTCCCGAAAAATAGATAGGCTCGACATAAGCCAAGTTGTGGTAAAAGTCCCAAGTATTATTAAAGTATAGAAATCTTATAGCATGGTCGAAGTTAGTCAGAACAATCAGATTAGATGTCTGTCCAGCTTGACGAATTGCGGTTGCTGATCCCGTGCCACCAGCATGAATGACTACCGCCGTATCACCATTGAATGTGGAGGTGTTGGTTGGGAGCAGTAACGTGTTGGTTGTGTTTACAATATTAGAGGAAAGACTTTGGATGATCAGGTTTCGGGAATTTGTCGCCGTGTTGGTAGAGTTTGTAGCTGGAGCGGAAAAAGCAACAGTTGTCGCAATCGGAGCTTGTTGCCAGAAGTTGGTAGGGCTTACCACATCTCCGTTGGTGTTGTATAAAACAGGGTTGGTGCCACTGCCGTAAAGCGAAGCGTTAAATCCAGCTGCATTGGTATTTGTGAGAGCGGGCCAACCAAGGCCGAGGTTGGTGCGGGTTTGCTCGACGCCAGACATAAACGTAAGTGGCCCATAGAAAAAAATGGTAGAACCACTAAAGACGGCCATTAGGTTTCCTCCGCTAACCAAGCCAAGATGTCCTTGTATGGCCCCGCCAGAAGCTAGTCCCACGTTTGTGGCCCCGACTCCAATGCCAACAAAGTTGGTGGTTCCACTTGGGGTCAATACTTGACCAGCAGAAATGCTGACGGTGTTCGTAAACGTCAGCGCATTCGTTCCCGTGCTGGCGACTACTTGGCCGCTGGTTGTGAAACCCAACAATGACGTTGCCGAGTTGCTGTTCGTGAGAGCAGACCATCCAAGACCAAGCTCATTACGAAAATTTGATTTTGTTAGGGCGGTTCCAAGAAATATTGACGCATCTCCATCAATAAACAGACCACTTGCGTCTCCCATAAATAGTAGATTTCCAATTGTGAGCCTGTTGAATATAACGTCTGAGTTTGTAAACGCCAGATAATCTGGCCCAGTGTAGACTACTGTTCCGTTGGTAGTGTGGCCGAGTAGTGATGTGGCGGAATTGGTGTTGGTTAGTGCCGACCAGCCGAGGCTGAGATTTGTTCTAGCTCCACCCGCATTAGTCGCTCCTGTTCCACCCGAAGAAATTGCAAGGGTTCCTCCTAAATTTGAAAAATTAACCGTAGCAATATTTGATGCAGGAATTATCCCAACAATATTTGTAGATTGCAAATTGGTTAAGCTTCCCCCGTTGTTGCTTGCAAGCGCATTAAGATCAGAATCTGCTGGCTGGAAGGCTGTTGCGGGGTTAGTTGATGCAGTACCAAGACCTAAAGACAACCTTGCATCAGAAGCATTAGTTGACCCAGTTCCACCCTTAGAAACGCTCAATGTCCCTACAAGATTAGTGGCATTTAGATTGGTTAATCCAACTCCATCATTAGCTGCAACATTAGAAAGGTTGGAAGAAGATGGCTGGAATGCAGATGCTGGATTTGTGGCTGCGCTGCCAAGTCCAAGCCCCGAACGAGCATTTGAAGCATCGGCGCTCCAAAAATTAGTTGGCTGAACTACAGCATTGTTGGTTCCAACTAAAACATTTCGAGTTTGTCCGAATCCAGAAACAACTAAGGCTCCACCGATAATAAGTGAGAAAATATATTTCATTTTACATTAATCGCTTCCAGACCCTTTTGGTTCCTGTTTGGCTATCGTAGTCATTGGGTCGGACTACGAATGGTAAATTTTTGGCGTCAGTGCCATTTGTTAGTTGATAAATTGCAGGAAGTCCATCAATAACTAAAAAAATAACAATCCCAACAGCATAGGTTCCGCTAACCGTGGCCAATCCGTCAAGGTTTGTCGATCCCCCCCCCTCTAATCCAGTAATCGAAGGCTCGACACGAAGAATGTTGACGCTTGGGGTTTGGATCGGAGTCGAAGAAACGCCGATAACGCTACTGGATGGGATGGGGATACAGATCTTGCTCATTTATCGGGTGACTTCTGGTGAAATGATAACATTGCCTTGCAGGATTCGGGTTGTGACGGCCCCGCTGTAAAGCTCAAGGTCATATACGGCTTTATCACAGACCGAGAGTGACGCCGTGTCAGATGCCGAAATAAATAGTCTAATAGATCCTGTAGCTTCATTCAAAACAATTCTACCATTAGTTGTGGACAATTCAAGAATTAGTGCTTTGGATTCGGGCTTTGACCGAATATGAATCTTGGCGGTATATCCCGTAAGATCCACGGGTGCCGAGGGTTCACCAGTCTCATAAAACAAAGTCTGATTGAAAGTAGCCCCTTGGAATATGCAGATATCTGCAAGCGCAATTGGTAAATTTGAAGTAGACATATTAAACTTTGGCAAATTCGCCAAATGCCTCCTTTCTCCATTTTGCCGCTACTTTTGCAGCTTGTTTCGGGCAATCAAAATGCCCAAGATATTTTGATTTATTATTTAATTTTACATCAGCCCGCCAACGAGAAATTCCCTTGTCCCAACAAACATTGCGATAACCAGATTTGTTTGTTTTGAAAAGTTTTGTATTGGCAACATTTTGTGATCGTGTGGCCAAACGAAGATTGCTCCAAGAATTATCAGTATTATCTCTGTTAATATGGTCTACCTCACTTTTTGGAAATTCTCCCGTCATGTATAAAAATGCAAGCCTATGAGCTAGATACCTTTTAGCATCTACCATTATTTGGCAATATCCTGCTGGAGAAGGGGTTACAGCTTTTGAGCCAATACAAGCAGTTCCCCTACGCCTTACAAGCCAAGTAAAAATTCCAGTCTCTGGATTATACTTTAAAATTTCTTTTAACCTAGCTTGTGTAAGCTTTTTCGGTAGTTGAGCCATAAATGGCAAATAGAATCTACCAATTCTTCTTTATAGTCAAGGCTTGTTTGAGTTTTTTAAATGTCTCTTTGTTGAGCCGTTTCTTTTCCTCAATCGCCTCACTGCCTGCCATAGCCCCAAATACCTTACGGGCCACAAATAATCCAACTGCAAATGAGTCAAACAAGTCGGGGGACTTTCCGATCCTCTTTTTCATGTCGGTCTTGGACTCAATGATGATCTTTCGGGTTCGGCGCACATACTTTCTCTGGGTCATCTCCCATGCCAGATCTGGGGTGATTCCCTTGAGTTGTTCACATTCTAGGAAGTATCGGGCAGCAAAGCAGAGTTCAGAGGCCATGTTGTGGAACAATTCTTTTCCGACTTGTGGTTTTCCAGTAGCCTCGTTTCTCATGGCGTATTGGGCGCTTACTGGTAAATCTGAAGCCGCTCCCGCAAAACTCACTGCGTGCCAGCCTTTTAGTAGTTCCCGCTCTCCAATTGACCAGAAGATTCCCCCCGCCGAAGCATCCACACCCATCCATTGATTTGGAATTCCCAACTTAAGGGATAAATCATGGATTTGCTGGATCATCTCGTATTGGAAATCTTCCTGAGACCCAGCCCTTCGGTTAAGAACATACTGTTTTTCAACAGCTATCGCCCACTTGCCGCTAATAAGCTTTCCATACTTAAGGTGGGTAAATACAAATCTATCGCCGCCTTCGGTATAGCTTGGGTCAATCCCTGCAATATCTTTCGGGGTTCCATCCCAGATCGGTTTGTCCAAAGCTCCATGACGGGCCAACAGGATATCCGAGACAATCGTGGAGTCATCGGCATCGGCGGGAGGCCAGAAGCCCCTGAACTTCCTCCAATACTGTGGGTTGAGTTCTCCGAGTTCTTTTCGGGCCAAGGCCACATCATTAGGTTTGGGGAGAAACGGATAGCGCAACCCCTTGCCAGCGTCGAAGGACTGTTGGTTGGGGTTGTCGTTCTCTGAATCAAATCTGATACATACTCCCTCAATACCAGCCACCCGTATCTTCCAGTTTGGGGTATTCTCGTCCACACTCATCCACCCTTTAATGGGTTCGCAGAACTTCCCGTGGGGATCGAATATGGAAGATGGGTTACCAGCGCCGACGATATAAAGTTCTTGAGCGCCCTTAAATCCCCACACGGCTTGGGAAATCACGGAAGGCGAACAGTCTTGTAACTCATCGATTATCAACACAATACGACGATTCTTCTTGCCTTGAAGTCGTTTCTGAGCGTCATCTTTATATTCGTCACCCGCTGCGAGTAGCATGATTGATGAAGCGTCACTAACCCCCGTTTCTGGGTCGATAATAGCCCCCTCTTCATCCGAGAGCTTGATGATATCCATAGACTCAATGAGTCTTCCAGAGGCTAGTCCCATGTTTCGGGCTTCGCGGTACATCTTGACCAATGCCGCCCAGATACGCTGCTTGGCGTCTATTTTGGACGTAGAGACCACAATGGTCATTGTATTAATTGGGTCGCAGAACCAATTAACCAGCGCAAATGCCGCCATCCCGTAAGACTTGCCAGAGTCTGTTCCCCCAGCTAGTCCCGTTACGCTTCGGACAAATCGGTTGCCAGTTGCATCGTCCACCTCGTAAACTTGGTTACAGAATGCTTGTGCGCTGAGTTCTGCCCACCTGTGCCATTGAAAGGTTGGCCATATAGCAGAGACAATATTGCGATAATGGCGGGCCTTTCCTAGTCCCCCATCTTCGGGTGTAAGCCCCTGCAAGAATGCATCCATCTCAATGCGGATTGGCGTAATCGCCTGTCCGTCTTTGGGTAACCACAGCCTCCCGTATTTCTCTATCCCTTGATCAACTGTTGCCATTTATGAAATTTATACTACACTAATCTGGATGGAGAAAAAGCGCAAGAGTGCAGAACGCGATTGGGATTCGATTGAAAATCGCATCAAAAAACAGAGCGCATTTCGGTTATACGCCGCTGGTCGAAGCATACCAGAGGTAATGAAAGCCTTGGATACCAAGCATAAACCCACTCTTGAGAAGATGATCTATAGCGAGAAATGGGACGAGTACGTCAAGGTATGGCAGGAAAATCCAGAAGCAGAAAATCTCTACCCTTGGGATAAGGAGCGTCCCGTAGCCCTAATTGCCCCTCCCGCCAGAATGGAGGAGATGGATAAGAAACGCAGGCTGGAATGCATCAAGGGATTCTCCATGTATTGTTCGGGGCGCACCATGCGGGATATTGCCGAAGAATTGAAGGTTAGCGAATCTACTGTCTGTCTATGGCGGGATACCCAACGCTGGATTCAATGCAGAGAGCGTTTGGTAAATGAGCAATCTCCCGCTCCTTGGGAGGATGAGGGTGTTCCAACTTTGATGTCGGAAATTACGGCTTCATTGGAGACCATGAAAAAATCGATCAAGTTTCTGACTGGCAAAGTTCTGATAAAGGCTGCTGATGCCGCGCAAGACCTAGACGGCATGGAAGCTCTTGGCATGATGAGAAACATCAAGCAGTTGGCAGAAGCTGCCTCTATCAACTTTTCTGAGGGCAACAATCAGCAAAATGCAATTCAAATCAATATTGCCACCAAGCTGGATTCCATGAAGATTCCCGAAAACAACACCTATGAATCGGAGCTAGTTATCAATGAGTGAGGTACCAAAATTTTGCTACGAGAGGAAATCGGATGTTCCATCAGGGGGATGGTGGGTAAGTTGTCCGATTGTTGGCGAGCCCGTTCGCGGAGGTGATTGGCATGACATGGTTGCGAGTTGTGAGAAGCTTTTAATATCCAGAGGAATAACACCCCCAACAGATCTTGTGTCACAAATAGAACACAATCTTTGTGACAGGCTTGCTGGAAGCACCAACTGCGTTCCTTGTTTAACAGCCAAACAAACCCTTGGATTTAGTGAAATTGTACGATGGGTAAAGGCTATGTATCACTTTGCCAAGGACAACAAATTTCAACTGGTTGATCAGGACGAGGCTGAACGAAGAGCAAAAATATGCGCTGCTTGTCCATACCAGATTTCAACTTCTGGCTGCTGGGGGTGCAAGGGGATTGCTGGAATGCTACCCCATATTGCGGGAGCAAAGACAACATCTTATGACCAGCAACTTAAAGCCTGCGGGATTTGCGGCTGCTACAATGCGGTCTCAGTCCATCTTCCACTTGATGCACAGACGGGTGAAGGATTGAACTTCCCCTCCCACTGCTGGAAGGCTACGCCATCTCAAATCGGGTAATTGCCTTGTTGAAGCTCATGTTGGCCACGCCCGTGGGCCCGTCACGATGCTTGCCGACAATAAACTCCATGGTGGGATTCTGTTCATGGTCTTGAGCGTCTTCACTGTGAAGCATGATGACAATATCCGAATCCTGTTCGATGGCTCCAGATCCCTTGAGGTCTGAAAGGCTTGGGCGTCCACCGCGCTTGTCGGGGTCGCGGTTGAGTTGAGCCAACACCAGAACAGGAACCTTGAGGGTCTTAGCCAGATCCTTAATGCCACCGCTAATCTCTTCCACCTCACACACGCGATTGTCTTTTCCGCGCTTGCTATCGCCCTTAACCAACTGGAGGTAGTCAATAATGATGAGGTCTAGCGGAGTGCGCTGGTGGGCGCGGCGAGCCACCGCCTTGAGATAACCGATGGATTTGGCAGAGCTATCATCGCAAATGATTTCGGATGCTTGGATTTCCTGCACGGCCCGTCCGAGAGATTGCTTCTGATGCGGGGTCACCCGACCAGACAAGATGTCAGCAGCGCCCACACGCGCCCGCGAGCGGATCATGCGCTCCATCAAGGCAACGCTGGTCATCTCCAAAGAAAATATAAGCACACGCTTCTTCTGGTTGAGGGCTACGTTTTCGGCAATCTGAAGGGCGCTGGCCGTCTTGCCTACCGCTGGTCTCGCAGCCAAGACAACCATATCTCCGCCGCGCAGGCCAAACACAAGAAGGTCATCCAATGGGTTGATGCCAGTGCGAATACCGATACAGGGTTTTCCCGCAATCGTGGATTCGATGTTCTGGGCAGCGCGATCCAAGGCATTGTTAATGGAAAGCTTGCTGCCATCATCCATCTCGTAATCGGCCCGCATGACGGTGGTCTCTGACCAGTTCTTGAGTTCTTCAATCTTTAGCTCACGATCTCTGGCTTTGTGAACCATGTCGTTGGCCAAATATTCCAATGACCTTCTGTAGCGGGCTTCTTCCAGCTTGGGGTAGTAGCGTTTCCAGTTGTTATGGGCTACACACGAAGTTGCGACTTCTGTAATCTTTTGTTCACCCCCGACGATATCATATTCGTTGGCGGCTTCGATCTCACCCTTGACGTTGATGATGTCTGCCTGCATCCCCTTGGCGATACAGCGCATAACCGCCCGAAAGATGATCTTGTTCTCCTGAAGGTAAAAATGATCTTCCTTTATGGATAAAAGGATCTCACGCTGATCCTCTGACGGAGCATGACAGAGGCATGAAAGAATGGCGGTTTCGGCGGATGGTTCAAAGATGACTTCTTGCATAGGAAGCGTTAGACAGCCTCTTGGGCCTTTCGTTCACGCTTTCTTTGCAAAATTTCCATCATGGCCCGCCTGCGGCGTTCGCGCTCCACCTCCGAGATAACTCGCTTCTTTTTCGCCTTTTGTGACGAGTTATTTTTGGGCTTCAGAGTAGTTTTGGATTTTGTCGCCATTTCTGACGAATTACCCACTTCTGAGGCTTTATCGCAAACCGTCCCACTTTGTGCATCATTGTTGACGCTTTGATCTAATCCCGTGGAATCTGACGGCATTGGAAACCCTTCTTGGGCCATTTTGTGGAGAGATCCGTCTTTACATCCGTGGATAACTACCGCTTGGCTGGAGATGACTCTATCTGGGCAAGTAACACCCTGAACCGCTTGGGCTTCTGGATCAGCCGCAAAGAATACAATCTTTCCATCTTTCCATTGGTAGTTAACGCTTTTCCAGTAGGTTCGGATGAGCGGCGTGTCGCGGCCAATCTCCATGAAGTTCCAACGGCATCGAACGTCCCAAGGCTCTGGAACATTTCCCGATTCCCTATAGGCCAAATTGTAGGTTGATAGAGATTGGGCTGAAGGACAAAAATCCAAGAAATTGGGAGGATACACCGCGCTGCCCACAATCATCTTGTAGATGTTTTTACCATTGGATGCCATTCCGCCCTCATAGAGGTGGCCAAGGATACCAACCTGTTTGTGGTATTCGGCGTCGAGATCGTCAACCCATCCCTCCTTCATGGGAACGCAGTCTGGTTCCCAGAAGTAAAATGGAGTCTTGGTTGGGTACATCGCAGATGCCACATCGGCAAACATCTGGTTCGGGCCAAGAGGCCAGCCGTCAAATCCATCTTGGGCAATCAGATGATCTACTTCGGGAAAGCTTTTCTTTAGTTCTTGGATGAGTGAAGAAGCTCCAGATGTATCCTTCGTGCAGCATAAAGTCGCTTTATGCCGCATGTTGATACCCATAGCTGTAATAGCCTTGGCTGATTCCATTGCCAGTTCGGCGTCACCATTATGATAAGCAAAGGCAATATTCATTGAAGCTCTTGCAAAGTATTCATGGCAATTAAAGCGGCTCCGCATTGTTGCGGACTGGCATCTTGTGAGGTGTCCATCTTGGCAATTTTTTTGAGGCCATCTACGGCCTTATCAAGCATTTCTGATACATCCAAATAGGATCGTGTAATAGCCAAGCGATCCCTTCGTAGCCTGTAACATTTGTCGCGGGCTTCGCGAAGCATGGTTTCAGTCTCATTCATTGTGCGTCAAAATTAAGTGGCCAGCTTGGATGGACGGGATCTTCCAAGCGAATGCGAACGTTGTTATGCCCTTGACTCGTCAACTTTTCGGACTCAAGGGTTGCCTCTTCTTTGCTCAGTCCAGAAGCGTGAAGTTCCACAATTTTCTCTCCGTAGCACACGATGAATGTTTTGTCTTTAGTCATTTTTTCTTTTTCTTGGTTTCTGCTTGATTGAGGTATTTGGTAAACTGTTCAGCGCAATCTCTGGCCATCTCGATTTCTGATTCTGGGTCGAAGAAGTAACCGCCACGTTCAGTGTGGAGTGTTTCCATCGGCATGGGCCTCCCCCTACGAAATCTTGGGCCGACAACGAATGGAGAAACGGAGTCTTCATTGATTACCGTAAGAACTACTTTGAATCGGGCCATGGTGTCCAATACTTAATCACACGTTCAAGAATATGTCCAATTCCGCTCCATCCATGGTGTGGGTGGTAGTGGCAAGCCCACTTCAACGGAGGGTTTGACTCGTCATTTTTAATGAGATAAATTCCCTCTGCATCAGGTTTTGTATAATTGTAATCGTTCCAAGTGATCATAGTAGGTATGACAAGAAAAACTCCACTTCGTTCAAAAACTCCACTTAAACGCAGCGGAAGGTTGCGGAGCGCATCCCCCAAACGCCAACGTGAATACAATGAGTATGCAAAGGTAAAAAAAGCCTACTTGGCACTGCATCCCATATGTGAGAAATGCAAGAAGGCGAAGAGTCAGGACATCCATCATAAGGCGGGTAGGGTTGGTCGTTATCTTTGCGACTACAGTTTGTTTGCCGCGCTTTGTCGAGCCTGCCACGATTTTTGCCATGCCAATGGCCGCGAAGCCCGTAAGCAAGGCTGGATTATTGATACATTTCATGCTCCTCAAGATCCCGACCAAAGTCAGGCTCATACTCCCGAATAAGCGGATTCCAGACCCTTCCCTTCGGGGCTGTCCAGTTGCGGAAAGCGTCCACGGCATTAACCCAGCTTGTCTCCAGCGGAGCGTTCCACTCTTCCTCTGGGGGGAAGTTCCACGGGTAAGGCCGTGGATAAGAAACACAACCGATATTGATAAGTAGTGCGATTACTATCCCTGCTCTTTGAAGTCGTAAAACCATAGTTCCTCCTCGCTTTCACTAACCCATCTGCTGCCTGTATGCTCGCAGCTAAATTCTTGGCTAAATACCTTCCAGTCAGGTTTCTGAGGGAATTGCTTGGCAATAAACGATCCTCCGTCCACCCACA